TTACGCTTTATGGAAAGTTACCAGCTCAGGACGGGCGATGCGCAGGTAATCCTGGGTATCCATAATCACGGATTTCTCCAGCAGGCCAGCGTTAAACGCGATTTCGTCAAAACGCTCGAACAGCAGCGGGTCGGCAACCAGGGCCAAATCAGGATGGAAGCTAAAGGGCGGGATAGCGCCGAAAACGCAGGCGGTCAGGGTATCGACCTCGGCCGGGCTGGCGAGGGAGGCCTTTAGCCCGCCAAAATGGCTGGCAAGCTGGCTCAGGTCTGCCTGTAGATCGGCGGCGAGGATCGCCAGAACGTGTTTTTTTACGCCGTTTCCCTTCACCTTACAGACCAGGGCTTTGGCGCCTTGCCGCAGATCGGTTCCGCGAATTTCACTTACCGCTTCACATTTCCCGACCGCCTCGTGCTCCATGACGCGAAACCGCGCGCCCTGCTCGGTGAGTAAGGTAATCAGTTGCTGGTGGGTTCCTGCCCCAATAACGTCGTCAGTCATAACGATTTCCCGGTGATAATCCAGTATGCAGCGTTCTACATTAGCACGGGATGAACGGGGTCGAAAGAAAACAGCCAGCGCTTTCGCTGGCTGTTTGATTATGCGTTGCTGGTAGAAGATTGCTTGTGGAGCAATTCGCAGTATTGTAACTCTATGTAATCTATTAAGAAATTTTATTCCCCAAATCATCCCCAAAAACACTCCCCAAAACGTATGCCGCATTAATCGGAAATCAGGGGTTCTCTCTGGTTCATCCATCCATTTAAATAACTAATTTTTTCCATTCCAAACCGCGATCATCTCCATACATAGCGCTCATAGCTTCTGTCTTATGGCCAAGCAATGTTTTTACATCTATACCCTGTGCTTCATAGGTTCTTGATGAAAGGGATCTCTGCTCGTGGAAAGGTGGCAAGGCGGTGCAATCCTTTGGCCACACGATATTCGCTTTGTCTCTCGCTTCCTTAAAATACTTAGATATTGTTTTTTCAGGTACGTGTGAGCCAGCCTTACCATAGGCGTGATGTTTAACGTGGTGGATTAGATATGGGCTTACAACTCTGTCCCGACACTTGCTTATGACATCAGACAATGTCATGCCAATGGCGTCACATCTTAAATTTAATGGAATAGCTAACTTCACGCCTGTTTTGTTCTGGGTTACATGAAGGTGGTTATCCCAGATGTCGCTGAACTTCATTGACACTATGTCTCCAATACGCTGGCCAGTAACCAGAGCCAGAAGCATGGAGTTCTGAGCGCATGGAGGCATAGAACCAGCACTTTCATAAATTAACTTCCATTGGTCAATGCTCAGTCTGCTTCTTTTGACCTTAGCAATCGGGTTCTTCACTGCTAAAGCAGGGTTATAGCCTGGGTCAACCTCACCAGCGTGTTGCGCTTCTTTAAACACGTCGTTCAGAACGCTACGCACAAGCTGACCCATTCTGTGTTTACCTTCAGATTTATATTCATCAATAATTGTTGCAATCAGTTTTGTGTCTACATCCTTCAGGCGTATATTAGGAGCCCTGTCAGCGAGAACTTGAGCACATATTCTTCTTGATTTAACAGTCGGTTTTTTTATCTCTCCATCACGCATCCTTTCCATCTGAATATCTACGTATCTTTTTATCCAGTCTGCAACACGAATTCCTTGTTCTTTCTTTTCTGAACTCTTCATGGCCATATCAATCAGTGCGAAAGATTGCCGTGTTTCCTGCTCAGAGGTTATCCGATTCAACTCAGTAGCAGCGGCCTTCGCGGCCTCTTCATCAGTTCCGAAACCTATAAAAGTTCCAGTGACAGGATGGCGATATTGCCAGTAAATTTTTGATGTACGTTTATCCAACTTGCAATAAAGGTTGGGTATTTTAACGTTATGCTTTCTGGGGCGAGCTGCCATTTATTGCTTTCTCCACTAACTGGCGAGCCTTGTCTGATAACGATGATGAAATATCAACATTGCCTACCATGCCAATAAAACGAGCGTCCTCATCTATAACCCAGCGTCGACCTTGCTTTAAAGCTGGTGGGAAAGTTTGCTTGGTCTTGGCTATTTTGTTTAATGCTGAGTTGCTTAATGGATATTTGAACCCATTAGGACCCGACGCCCACTCATGAAGTGTTACTAACTGCCCCATACGTTGATCTCCACTTAACCGGCTGCACCCGGCTATCTCTTATAGAAAATGCAAGATGAACAACCACCACGGAGCCCATCATTGCAGGTACGACATCTTTTTGTTTCGGTGTAATAAAGCTGGTGGACCATTTCCTTTGGCATTAGAACCGGCATAGGCACTCGGATAACGAGCTTTTTGAGCCTGTCGATTTCACCGGCCAGTTCGAGAATGCGGCGGTTTCCGTATTCCGCTTCCTCGCGCCACCAGTTCACATCGGCTTTAAGGCGGTGCATGCGCCGCTGTTTTAGTTTACTGGCCATCGATATTCACCCTGATAGCGAAGACCTTTACCGGCTCTGGCCCGAAGTGCGGGTGAGTTATCACCTTAACTTCGTAACCAGCATACGGAACGTCGATACGCTTGCTCGCGTCACCTCTCTTTGGATAGCCGCGGGTGATAATAAGGCGATCAAATCGCCGCGGTAATTGTTGGTTATGGCCATGTGAGAGCCTTCGGCACCAGTACGGATTTACCAGGCGATACTCTTCTGTTTTCTCGCCGGACTTCATCTGGTCGAAGTATTCACCGTTAACAGCAAGCTGCAGGTTAGCCATGATTCAGCACTCCCTTAATCGCACCCCAGGCTATCTCCATGAGCGACGCCCAGACTACGTAAAGGTGAATGCCAGCGGCCACACCAAAGCCAATTATCATTGCGTATTTCAGCGCTTCGGATTTGCTCACGGCTTCACCTCCTGCTGCGGTGCTGCTGGCAGTGGCATCCAGTGGGTTACTCGTCCGCCGTCCTCATGCTCTACCCACCAACGGCTTCCATTCCATGCGCAGTTCCACTGGTAATGGCTTTTGCCGAGGTCATTCTGCTCTTCGACATAGCACCAGTAGCGACCACCTTCCTCAGGCATCCGCTCACTGCAAGCCACCCAACCATCCTGATTCACCGGAGAGTTTCCAGGCACAACGTCAGCACGAACATATAGCGTGTCGTCAGGGTGCTGATTGTCGCTGCACCATGTTAATTCGCTGAACTCGCCATTCTCTGGCCATACTCCAGCAGTCTGAAGCCAAATATGCTCTGGCGCATCCTTGCATGGCGTATTGGCTGGCAACTTGTAATCCGTCGTTACAGGTTCGGCACCCTGAAGCATGGCGGCGCGGCGATTAACAACCTCTATCAGCGCCTCTTCCGCGTCGCCAAGGCAATCTAAAATGCCTCGCTTGTCGCCGTCGAAGTCATTCAGATCGAGACGAATGCGTGCAACTTTCTGCATTGCTGCCATCACATCATCAGGCACAGATACCGGCGCTGGAGGGGCAGCATAGAGAGCAACCACATCCCCAACAGTCCTCTCCATTGCCTCACCTAAATCGCGATATGCTGGCGTTGATATAATGCTGCTATCCTTCAGATCATCCGCCATAACAAACGACACAGGCTCCGCTTCGAGCGATGCCAGCGTAATTTCAGCTAACTTGAGGTGAATAACCGCCGCATCAGAAGCACCTGGGATTCTTTTCACCGCACCGCGAAGAACCTCAATGTTCTTCTTGGCCCGCTCAATTAACTGCTCTTTGGTGAATTCCATTACTTAACTCCCAGCAGCAAGCGCGCCGCCTCAACAGTTACCCACGAAGGCATTGCAACGCCTGATGACTGCCATTGCCACGACGTTCGCCCGTGTCGCATTCTGCATAGAGCCGCGCCAGCATTGCCTGCAGCTCAGCAATCCGCTTCTCTGCGGCCTCAGCACGATTCTCTGCGGCTTCCCATTTCGCGTGCAGCAACGAGTAGTTTTCGCATACTGTCTTAATAACGTGACGCAGATTGTCTTCATCCATGTCGTCAATCGCTGGCAGCAGCATGTTCGGCGCGAGAATCTCATTCAGGCGCTTGTCTTTGGCTTCCAGCTCATCCAGCAGCGCCAGCACGGTGGCGGGGTTTGCTGCAGCGATGAACTTGGCCTTTGCTGCTGCACGTTGCTGCCCGTCAAAGCCAGCCCACTTAACAACATCGCCGCAGCGATTATCACCAGGCGTGTGAACGGAATACGTTTTGGATTTCGTGTCAATGAAGGCGCACCACTCATCGGCACCGGCCCTCTCCGCCGCTTCACGTAATGCGCGTTTGTCGATGTTGCTCATTGGGTGGCCTCCACACGATATTTCCCTGCGGTCTCTGAGACTTTTACGAGACCTTTTTTAAGGAGTGCTTCAACCTGTTTCGTTACATACTCGCCTGTTTCTTGGCAGTAGTAAGAACCTGAAATTCGCGAAAAAGTCACATCTACGCCAGCATTGATGAGGCGCAACACATCTTGCTGAGCCAAAGTTAACTTGCTCATGACTGCACTCCTTTGCGAAGCTGGTCGGCGAACTCGCAAACTGTTACACCGCCTTCCTCTGAGTAATCGGCTGATGAGATATGCAGGCCGTGGACAATACTGCCGTCGTCACGTTGAATGTTGCCAACCCACAGCAGCCCATCAGTAAAATCACCGTACCCAGATTCATGACCGTCACCACATTGAGAGCAAATAGACTCAATGTCGGATGGTTCGAGGAAAATTTGTTGAGGTACAAGCACGTAACCTTCAGGAATGGCGCTGGCCCGCACTTCAGCCAGGAAAGTGTCGGTAGCCGGGGTTTTGTTCATGATGTAGAAATCATCACCCTCCTCCATGACGCTTGGATCGCCCGACATTTCAGCGTGTTTTTCGGCGCTGTAAGCCTCTACTCTCACCAGCCCAATTTCTTTAGCCACCTCCTGAATCTGATCGCCGGTGATGTCACAACCATCGAATGCTGCGTTAATGGCGAACAAGAAAAATCTCTTAAAGCCCTGAGCTTCCGCAGCCAGCGTCTCAACCTGCATCTGCAGATTCTCGATAGTCGCATCAGCGGCACGGAACTCGCGCTGAGACTCTGCAAGCTTCTGCTCTAACCCTGTGAACTTACGCACCAGGTATTCAGCAAGCGTTTCGCCAACAATCAGATCAGAAGGAAGGCATTTACCATTAAGAAGACCGTTCATTTCTTTCAGGGTTATTTTCATTTCTGCTCTCCAGTGCGTTGAGCGGCGATAGCTTTGTGCTCGTCAATAATTTCCACGACTTCTGCATGGACCAATCCTTCGAGAGAGATAACACCTGTGTCGCTTATACCCGCCAGGCTGATCAGCTCTACAAGACGACGCGCTTTCTTCACGCTAATTTCAGGAGCTATGACGCTTCGGGTAACTTTCTTCTTGCCCCTTGCGGCAGCGGAAGCTTTATCCTTCTGAAGAACCTCACCGGCCTTTTCGCCGAACTCTTTTACTCGGTCAACGGCCACATCTACGGACACAGTTCCGGATTTAACTTCTTTCTGAACGTCGTGGTTAGCTGTGCTAAGGAGCAGGAGCTTTTCGACAGTAGGAACAGACTTGTTGACCAGTTTTGCGATCTCGCTGGTGGTCTGATTGAAGGCGTTATGCAGCTCCTGGATAACTGCAGCCTGTTCCATATCGGAGAGTGGCAGCTGGTTGTTACTGGTCATGATGCGCGCCAGTCGCTGCACATCGTTACCGTTGAACGGCATGATGTGAATGCGGTCCACTGGCTTGCCAGCTTCAGCACAGCGCGCGTAGCAACGACGGCGACGGTGACCTTCAACAACCCACACGCCACCTTCATCACGGGCGATAACTTCCAGCGGTGGAACTGAACCACCGTTCATCAGGTAGTTGAACAGGTCATCATCAGCCTGGCGAGTGCGTTCATCGTCTTCACGCTTGTTGAAGCCTTCACGAACATGGATATCGGAAAGAGCGATAAACATCCCTGTATCGGTGCGTTTAATCACACCGGCCTTGGTCATTTGCTTGAATGAGTTAGCCATTAGAGAGCAACCTCGTTATTCAGGGAAATGGCGATAGGAGCCAACTCACGCAGTTCTCGCTGAGCTTCCAGCAGGTGCATGTTGGTAGGCGTTTTGGTATGGCGTTCTTCGATGCAGTCGCACTCTTTAGCCCAATTTGCTACATCCTGGCGAAGGGTGGCGTTCTGCTCAGCCAGTTCCTTACGCTGCGCCAACGCTTCACAGAGCGCTACGCTGGTAACATCAAGACGCGTAGCCAGTTCGTTAACCATCCAACCATAAGCGGCAGGAAGGAGAGGGGCGGCCTTGCGAGCAGCGTCAATAAGCTGCTCTCTGGTCATGCGTGGTTGTAACTCGGTGACGTTCTGTGTGTTCGTCATGGTTAGTTTCTCCGTGTTATAAGCGCTCTGCACAGCGCTGATTTTTGGTTGCACGAATCCCTCGCCTGATGGCGACAAAAAATAAAAGGGTTTCGTTTTAGTAAGCACCCAACCAGGGCACTTAGTGAAACGGGCGGCTGCCACCGCCAGTTAGCTTCTCCACAATTGGGAGCGCGTTCTCCTGAGTTGATTTAACGACTGAGGCCTCTCAAGGAACCGGCTGAACGCGCTTTCAGTTGTGAAAAGGGGCGGTCGACATTAAGGACATTCAAAACTGCCGACCGCCAAGACTACACACAGCAATGAAAATTTTGCCTGTCTTTTCACCACATCAGGCTCGGTGGTATTCTTGGAGTTCTCACACAGCCAAGAAGATAAACCTATGAATAACGATATTATTGAGTTAAGACTCACTGCTATTGAAGCTGCGATTAAGACCATTTCAGCTGCAATATGTGCTAACGAGGGCCAACTATCAGATGACCTGCATAACCAAATACAATTATTGCGCGATCAACTTTCAAGCCCAGAAAACACTGTTAAACAGGAAGCCATTACCTATCAGACCATTAAGCTTCTGGATTCGCTCAATTGCGACCCGTGGGATCCGTTTTAAAAAACTTCTCGTTGAAGGCCGCCAATTTTGATTTTGATCGAGCCCTTCGTTCGGCATGAAGGGTAAGTTGCATGTCCGAAAGAGCGCTAAAAACGGCCGCATTGAACGCCAGAAACTGCGACTCATCGCTGCACTCGGCAGTAATTTTCCCGTTAACAACCAACTCTATCTTCATTCCTAATACCCACAATGTTCGCTGCTGATGGAAATAATATAGCTACTTTAAGTAGATGAAATCAACTACTGAAAGTAGAGAAAGTTGAATGTTAGGTAGAGTGTTTGACTATGTGCATGAATTTCAGGCGAAAAAAAACCGGCTTTCGCCGGTTTGGAATAAATGAAGTATTAGCCAAATTCCATCATTTTTAATGGTAAGCATCTGATTAATTTGCCAAATATATAAACTTCATTCATCTCATGTTCTTCTATGAAGAAGGGAGGGTAGCGCTCATTATCTGAAAGAACTGCCAATCGTCTGCCCTTTACCTTCTGCAGTCGTTTAACAAAAGTGCTGTCTTCAAAGTTGAAAACGTATACGCCATCTCCGTTAAACCGGTCAATGCGGCTATCGATGAACAGTAAATCTTTCGGGCATAACGTGGGCATCATGCTATCGCCATCAACGTTGATCATGACAATGCCATCTAGAGTTCTTCGACCGAATAATTCGTAAATTCTCTCTTCAGGAATCTCGATTGAACTGACTATCGTTGGGAAAGGTTGGTTAATAAATCCTGAACCAGCAGACGCATGAACATCCAATTGCTCAATTCTTACGGTACCAACAGGGGGCAAGTCCCCGCCGTTAACTGGAACTCCGTAATCAAGATAGGCCGGTGAAACTGCAAGCCTTTCAGCAATTCGAATCATCTTTTCATCCCTTGGCTTTGCTGTGCCAAGAGTATAGCGTCGCGCCATCTCATATGAGACACCACTGAACTGTGACAATTCCTTTACTCCAATAGATTTCTCTTGGAGAGACTTGTTTAGCCTGTCGGCAAAGTCTTTGTATTTAGCATCTTCCACCATAAGTAGAAGATTAAGCGCACAAGGCATAGTTGTCATTTCTATTTTAAGTTGCTAATAAATGCTACTATAAGTAGTATTGGTTGGTGCTTATCAATAGGAGACAACATGACACCTCATCTTAAGAATGTTACCGCCAAAGCTGTGAGGGCGGTGGGTTCTATCTCAGAAGTATCAAGAAGATTTGAATTTCAGTCAGTTCAATCTGTTGCTAATTGGATAGCTAAAAATCGAGTGCCATCTGAAAGAGTTATTCAATTATGTCAATGGGGCGGATGGGCAGTAACTCCCCATCAGCTCCGCCCTGACATCTACCCAAATCAAAATGACGGGTTGCCAGTTGTTAAAAACATTACACAACTCTCAGTTGAAAAATAACTACCAAAGGATAACCAACATGGTAGAGCCAAGCCTGAAAGAAGTAGTGAAAGCGATGTGCAAAGCGTACCCAGGTGGCCGTGAGGCTATGGCCGGAGCTCTCGGCATGTCAGTGACGCAGTTCAACAACAACCTCTACGAGAAGAACGGCTGCCGATTCTTCGAAGTGAACGAGCTGGAAGCGATGGAAGACATTTCAAACACGTCTTTCCTGGCAGATTACTTTGCCCGTCGTCGCGGCGCACTGCTGGTGGACGTTCCGCATCTGGAAGACCTGGACCGTGTCGATCTGTTTACCCGTGCCATGAGAACTGCAGCAGCACGTGGTCAGGTTGATCAGATTATCCAGAAGGCTCTGGAAGACGGAGTGATTGAACCGCATGAAGCTGAAGAGATTCACGAACATCACCGCCGTCACCTGGCTGCGCGTGAAGAAGAAATCCGCGCGATTGTCGCGCTGTTTAGCCGTAAGCAAAGCCAGAAGAAGTGACGCCCGCGAGTGTGCAGCTCCGGGCGTCTTGGCGTGTCGTATTCAGTGGAGAAACTAACGCATGAACAGTTTAAACCGATTGAGACCAGCGAAGCAATTCAGATGCCTTCCGCTGGTGGGAAAAGATTCCCCGTTCGGCTATGTGGAGAGATTAAACGACCAGGCTGGTGAGAACAACTACCAGCCTGAGAACGCGATGGTAGAGGCTTTTGCTCTGATGAACGAGAAGGGGCGTGAGGAATGGCTGAAGTTAACCGGCGATTCAAAGACCACTACGGCGTCCCGGTCCGTGTCATCAGGTGGGAGCCACAGACTCGACGCGTTATATACCTTCGCGAAGGGTACGATCACGAGTGCTTCAGCCCTCTTGAACAATTCCAGCGTAAATTTACAGAGTTAAAGGACGACCATGAGCCTGTTGATGCCATCCCGGCCAATAGTGATAAACCCTGACCTTGCTTACAGCATTGGCCTGAACGAGGCTATTGCGTTGCAGCAGGTTAACTACTGGCTTAAAGAAACCACCTCCGGACTGGAGCGTGACGGCGTGCGCTGGATTTACAACACCAACGAGCAGTGGCTAGAGCAGTTCCCGTTCTGGTCTGAGTCTACGCTGAAGCGCACATTCACCCGCCTGAAGCAGCTCGGCGTGCTCAAAGTTGAGCAGCTGAACAAGTCTCAGCGCGACATGACGAACTACTACACGATCAACTACGAAAGCGAGCTTTTAGATGAGGTCAAAGTGACCAAATCGAAGAGTTCAAAATGCACTCTTCCATCAGGTCAAAATGAACCGATGGAAGAGGTCAAAGTGGAACGCTCCATCGGTTCAAAACGAACCGCTCTCATCAGGTCAAATTGCACTGATGTTCTTACAGAGAATACAACAGAGAATACTACAGATATTAAAAACCCTATTTGTCCGGTTGCGCCGCAACCAGACGGTGATGTGTTGATCACCGATCAGGCTAAACAGGTTTTAACCCATCTGAACCAGGTGACAAGTTCGCGTTATCAGGTTTCAACAACCTCCCTGCAAAACATCCGTGCCCGAATCGGGGAAGGTTACACCGTTGAAGAGTTATCGCTGGTGGTTGACTACTGCAACGCCAAGTGGAGCGAAGACCTCACGATGTCCGCCTACCTCCGCCCACAGACACTTTTCCAGCCTACGAAATTCCCTGGCTACCTGAAGTCTGCGAACAGCTGGGCGAATGCCGGAAGGCCAGCACGGGTTAACGGGAAGTGGGAGCGTGAGGACGGAATATTTAAATCCAGCTTCAAGAATACCGACTACAGCAAAGTCCCTGCAGGTTTCAGAGGAGCGAACTCATGAGTTTTCTGAAAACAATACAGCTGTTCGTGTCCAAAAACCCTGGGCTGACGAACAAGGAAATCGCCGCAGCACTGCCAGAGTACGAGTTGCACAGCGTTCAGCGTGCGGTGTGCCGACTTGTCATGCTTAACCGCGCTGAGCGCAAAGGTGAGCGTCCTAACTTCCGCTACTACGCTAAAGCGCCAACAGGACCTATCGGGCCGATCATCCACCGCGCAACGGTTGAAAAAGTCGAAGAAGTGCCTGAGCAAAAACAGGAAGCAACACCAAACCCGGCTGTTGTTGCGATGATGGAGAAGGCGAAGGAATTATTTGATAAGGGTCTGTTCCTCAGAGCCGCCACTGTCCTGATGGATGCCTTCAACCGCTCCAAAAGCGAAGAGATGCGGGGGAAAATTCTTGATGAGCGTCAGCGCTGCCTGAACATGGTTCAGCGAGCTAAGCCATCTGGTGATGGATGGTGTCTTGCTGGCCGAGCGAGGAACGTCTGATGAAATACTCTCTGATTTACGCAGACCCAGCCTGGGAATACGGGAACACCGTCAGCAACGGTGCGGCTACCAACCACTACGGCACGATGAAGCTTATCGACATGAAGCGTCTGCCTGTTTGGGACCTGGCTGCTGATGATGCTGTTCTTGCCATGTGGTTCACCGGCACGCATACCAGCGAAGCGATTGAACTTGCTGAAGCATGGGGCTTTAAGGTCCGCACGATGAAGGGATTCACCTGGGTGAAGTTAAACCAGCTGGCAGAGCAGCACATCAACAAAGCGCTTCAGGCTGGTGGTGTAGAGGACTTTTACGATTTCCTCGACCTGCTTAACGAGCAGACCCGCATGAACGGCGGCAACTACACCCGAGCCAATACCGAAGACCTTCTGATCGCCACCAAGGGAAATGGCCTTGAGCGCAAAGTTAAGAACATCAAGCAGGTTATCTATAGCCCACTCGGTAAGCACAGCCAGAAACCAGCAGAGGCCCGCTTCCGTCTGGAGAAACTTTACGGCGACGTTCCCCGAATAGAATTGTTCAGCCGTTGCGGTGCGCCTGGCTGGGACCACTGGGGAAATGAATCTGAATCACCGGCCGTTGAGCTTATCCCGGCCGTAGCCGTTCCAACGGGCAAACCTCAGGAGCGCGCTGCATGAAAAAATTATCCACTGAGCAGGAGAACGCTGTTCGTGACGTTGCCCGCCAATGCTCAGATGCCATTAAGAAAGCCCTGAAGAAGAAGCCAAAGCCAAGCTGGAATGTCGTTGTACCTCCGATCCTGAAGGAGTACCACGAGAAGGTTAAACCGATGGGCGTAAGCCTGGTGATGTTCAACAGCGTAATCGGACGTCTGAACGGGCGTTATGGAGTCGAGTCATGATCGAATTAACGCCGCGTCAGAGTGAAGTGTATGAAGCTATCAAGGTTCACATTGAAAAAGTCGGCTTCCCACCAACGTTGATAGAGCTTGCAGAACTGATTGGATGCTCATCGCAGAACGCTGCTGCTGAGCATGTGAAGGCGCTGAAGAAAAAAGGCTATATCAACACAGCCCGTGGAGCAGCACGCGGGATATCACTGATTGAGCACAAACCAAAGCGTTATCCGCTTGGCTTAAATGACCAGGTAAAAATCAAAATGTTTGAGCCAGGCATTGAACATCTCAAACGTCATTATCAGGAATTAAATATCCCCTATGAAGCTCCTAAGGTTGACGCGGATGGTTATGCCACTATGACGCTCTGGTACGTCATGAGCACGTTTGGTGAAATTCTGTATAACGGTGCTCCTCACGCCTTCGAGATGGCGATTGATCTGGAGGCCAAATGAAACTGGTACTCCCGTTCCCACCGAGCGTAAACACCTACTGGCGAGCCCCGAACAAGGGTCCGTTAAAAGGTCGTCATCTTATCAGCGCCAAAGGCAGGGCATATCAAAGCGCTGCCTGTGTGGCTATCGTCGAGCAGCTTCGCTTCCTTCCAAAGCCTTCAACAGCACCGGCTGCCGTGGAAATCATGCTCTACCCACCCGACGAACGCCGCCGCGATATCGACAACTACAACAAGGCCCTGTTTGACGCGCTTACGCACGCTGGCATCTGGGAGGATGACAGTCAGGTGCAGCGAATGCTGGTGGAGTGGGGGCCTAAAGTTCCGGGTGGCAGGGTTGAAATAGCGATCACTAAACATCAACCAGCGGTAGGAGTAATAGCGTGAGAGCCATACTGACACCTGAAGTTGCGCCAATGTCCGGGGTGGTACTGTTCCGCCCTGGCAACGAATTGCTGTGGCTGTTTCGTCGTGGCCGGGTTGTGATTGAGACACCTTCGGAAGCTATCCAGCATCTGCCATCTGGACTTATTCCTGAAGCGCACCAGCCACTGGCGGATGATGCCAGTATGCAGGAGCTTTTCTTGAACGATAGAGTTATTCAGCGCGCTGGTGGGTTGAGCAGTCTTGATGCCTGGCTGGAGCGAAAATTCGAATGTCAGTGGCCCCACAATGAATGGCACTCAAAGGACTTTACGGTGATGCGTCACGCCCCCGGAAGCATTCGCCTTTGCTGGGGTTGTGATAACCAGTTGCGTGAACAAACTACTGAAAGACTGGCAGGAATTGCCATGCAGAACCTGGTAAAATGGCTGCTCGAAAGGGTGAATATTATGCTGGGCTTTGGCGCTGACCACACCCTGACGTTGCCGGAGTTCTGCTGGTGGATGGTACGCAACGATTTAGCTGACCTTATTCCTGAATCAGTGGCTAGCAAAGCCCTCAGTATTAAGCCTGAATCGCATAGTTCCGTAATGCGGGAAAGTGACATTGTTCCTTCGTTACCAGCGACAGAAATCCTCCAGGAGAAAGTAAAGAAGATAGTCTTGGTGAAGGTCGATCCTGAATCACCGGAATCTTTCATGCTGAGGCCAAAGCGCCGCCGCTGGGAGAACGAGAAGTACACCCGCTGGGTGAAGTCGCAGCAGTGCAGTTGCTGCAATAACCCGGCAGACGACCCCCACCACCTGATAGGCCACGGGCAGGGTGGAATGGGTACAAAAGCGCATGACCTGTTTGTGATACCGCTGTGCAGAGCGCATCACGATGAGTTGCACGCTGATCCTGTGGCATTTGAAGCGAAGCACGGCGACCAGTTAACGCTGCTGTTTCGATTTTTAGATCGTGCGTTGGAAATCGGCGCACTGGCGTAAGTGGAGACGCAACATGATCAATCCTTCAGAAGTTGGAAAATCCGGCGAGATGGTTCGCCTTCGCACTCTCGAAAGCATCTGGGTACAGGGTAAGCTCCGCATGTGGGGCCGCTGGTCATACATTGGTGGTGGCTCAGGCGGGAATATGTTCAACCAGTTGCTCGCATCCGGAAAAATCACCAAAACCGCAATCAACGATGCGCTGCGCCGCATGAAGAAATCCGGTATCACTAAACCTGAGCTGGAAGCTTACCTGCGCGAAATCCTGGCCAGCAAAAACAAAAGCGGCCTGGCGTTCTGCTCGGATGAAGAGGGTCTGAAGGTGGATGGTGTTATTGCTTCTGTCCTGATGAATGACGACTACCGATCACTTTTTGGCGTCATCGTCGACCGCCACCGACTCCGTAAGAGCAAACTGCAGATGGCCAACGAGCTTAATGCAAAACATCCTGACTGGACCCTTATAACATGCCGCCGCCGAATAGACACATGGGTAAGTCTGGCAGAATCGATCCTGTACGCTCCACTTTGTGACGCGTTTGGCACAAATAGCGACAGATTTAAGTTGCAGAGTGAGCAAGAAAGTGCTTAAATTGTGTTAGGCTCGGGACAGTAAAGCGTACTGAGCAACAGAACAAAACATAAACCCGCAATGAGCGGGTTTTTTATTATCTTATTATATAGATACTGGTAGTCGGCGTTGATTTAGGTTTTTCACTTTGCGCTTTGGACAACATCACCATTACAATCATCGCTATTATCACAAGTGGGAAAATAGCTAGGTTAAGATATTTAGAAGAAGATAGTGTTTTTCTATAACGTTTAGAAGTTTCATTAGCAATTTTCTCTTTTGTATTTATAACTTGCGACAATATTTTCTGAAGTTCGAATATATATTTCTTTCTTTCGTAGTTTGTAAATATACGGTTTTCTTTAGGTGGTAAAGTTCCATCATGACTACCATATCCAAGCATTTTAGGCAGCAGAGCACCATGAGAGTTTATTGCTGACTCATAGAACTCAAACATTTCCTTATCAAAAAACATCACTCTTACACGCAGTTCTCTTAACTTGTCATAATTTGGTGGCAATTTTTCGTTTGCTCGCCTCAAAGAACCAAAACTAACAGACTTGCTGAATAATAAAATTTGAATCAAGTATTCAGTGTTGTTTTGTAATGTTTCTAGTGCAGCGTGGGTCTCTATACCCAGCTTTTCAAATACAGAAAGCTTTGTCTCTTTCTCCTTTGAAGATGATGTAGCTGCATATGCCAAAAGGCCCGTTATTAAAGCCACAAGCAATGTTGCAATGGTAGTTAGGCTTGTTGCGTCCATATAACCTTCGTTCTTCTTGAAAAAGAAAATCATTATATATGACTTTTAAATATTTCCCCTCAATTTTGAGAGGACTCACGGCAATAAGAGGGGGCTAAATGTCCGATCCTGTTTCTGGCACTACGGTAGCGGCTGGTGGTCTGATGGGGGCCAGCATGTTCGGCCTGGCAACCGGCATAGATTACGGTGTGGTGTTTGGCGCATTCGCTGGCGCGGTGTTCTATGTCGCTACGGCAGTTAATATCAGCCGCCTTAAGCTGGTAGGCTACTTCATCACCTCATTCATCTTCGGCGTTATCGGCGCTCCACTGCTTGGCTCTTACTTCTCCAAATGGACGGGGTATAGCGACAGGCCACTTGATGCGCTGGGCGCGGTAATCGTAGCCGCTATTGCTATTAAGTTGCTGACGTTCGTCAACAGTCAGGATTTGGGTAGCCTGTTTGGAATTCTCTCGCGTTTACGTGGTGGAGGGGCCAGCAATGGTAACAAGTGATCCGAGTGCGATGGCAAACGCAATTATCTCTGCTGTTATCGTTATTGCACTGATGTTCTACCAGCGCGGAGGGGCGAGACATCGCCCCCTGATATCGCTGATGGCTTATTTCACGGTGCTGGTATACGCCAGCGTCCCTTTCCGTTACCTGTTCGGCCTGTACCATGAATCACACTGGTTCGTGGTGCTGGTGAACGTCCTGATATGCGCCGCCGTTCTCTGGGCTCGGGGAAATGTGGCACGCCTGGTTGATGCACTGAGGCACTAATGAACCAATCACAATTTCAAAAGGCGGCTGGGCTAAGCGCCGAGTTAGCTGCGCGCTGGTTTCAACCAGTAAGTGATGCAATGAAAGAGTTCGGCATCACCAAGCCGGTAGATCAGGCGATGTTTATTGCTCAGGCAGGGCATGAATCAGCAGGCTTCACTCTGCTGGTGGAGAGCTTCAATTACCGCATTGCAGCACTCGTGAATTTCATCCGTGCCGGACGACTCACAGCAGACCAGGCCAATGCGCTTGGCCGCCGTCCTGAAGAGCGAACATTACCGATTGAGCGCCAGCGCGCCATTGCTAACCTGGTATACAGCAAACGCATGGGGAACAACGCTCCAGGTGACGGCTGGCTATACCGTGGGCGTGGACTTATCCAGATTACCGGCCTCAACAACTACCGTGATTGTGGGAATGGCCTGAAGGTTGATTTGGTTAAGCAGCCTAAGCTATTGGCCGAAGATGTTTATGCAGCCAGAAGCGCGGCGTGGTTCTTCGCCACTAAGGGATGCCTGAAGTATTCCGGCGATCTGATGCAGGTGACGAAGATTATCAACGGCGGCACGAATGGACTTGAAGATCGTCGCGCTCGCTTCGGTCAGGCCAAAACAGTACTGGTGTGAGGTTGATATGGGTTTAGAAACGATTATCGGTATTGCTGCACTGGTTATGGCTGCTATCGCTGGTGCCTTTGGCATTGGCCATTCACGCGGCACCAGCAAAGCGGAAGCCAAAGCAGACCAGCAGCGCACCGAAGAAAAGGCCGCAGCCACTGAAGCAGTAGCCGAACGCCGGGTAGAAGCAACGAAAGAGGCCAGCAATGTACAGCAGACTGTTAACCGTATGCCTGATGACGATGTTGATCGCGAGCTGCGTGACACGTGGAAGCGTCCCGGTGGTGGTTGATACCGCCTGTGACTGGGTAAAGCCAATCTACCTGACTGATCACGACATCGACGTTATGGACCGCCAGACGAAGAAAGACATCCTGGCGCATAACAAAGCGTGGCAGGCGAACTGCCAGAAGGATAAAGTCAACTTGAAATAGCAAAGCGGTAAGACCGCAGCCGAAAGGCAGTGAAGCAGTCATGATGCTTCCCCGAGTCGCGTAATGGCGAGCAAGGTATAGCAGACCGGTGTGAGGGTAAATAAGGGAACATGCTCCGGTAAAGCAACGCGAACGCCATACGTGCACCGGTTATAAGCGGCTATGAAGCGACAGCAACTTAAGGGCATGAGCGCGGCCACTCCGGGAAGTGGCAGTCATCAAAGATTTAATCTATCAAGAATGGTAATCTGTTCTCTCAAATTCATTGAGAGGGACAATCAAATGTCAATTAGCGAGGATATTCACAAATCTACGGTTAGGATAGAATGTGATGTGAAAGGTGGTGGCACTTCGGTTGGTACAGGTTTCTGGTTTTGTTTCATTGATAAGAATGATAAGGATAGATTTTTTCCATTATTGATTACTAACAAGCATGTTATACAAAACGCGTCACAAATTAGATTAAGAATAAATGTTTCTCATAAAACAGATGCAAACATAAAATTTTATGATTTAATCATTCCTCAGGGTGAAAGCGCTTTCATCATGCATCCAGATAAAGATGTTGATATATGTGTTTTGCCTGTTGGTTCTCAGTTATCAGAGATGGAAAGGCATGAATTAGTAGCCCAGATATTCTTCTTCAATGATCAGAATATGAGAGGTGGTAATTATATAACTCCTGTTGAAGATATCTATATGACAGGATATCCAAATGGTTTATGGGATTCTGTGAATAATAGACCTGTGACCAGGAAAGGTATTACCGCCTCATCCCCTCTCGAGGATTGGAAAGGGAAACAAGAGTTTCTTATTGATATCGCATGTTTTGGTGGGTCAAGTGGTTCGCCTGTTTACATAATGAATCAAGGATCCTATGCTATTGAAGGCGGGATAGCCACTGGTGGTCGCTTTATTTTTCTGGGGTTGCTTTATGCTGGACCTGTCTTGGATGTAAGCGGACGTTTTGAAGTTATTGAGGTTCCTACAGCAGCAACAACTGTCGTGCGGTCAACAGTTACTATGAATCTAGGCTTAGTTATAAAAGCCGAGAAGATAAATGATTTTAAAAAAATATTTGGTATTTAATAGGTACAACTCTCTCAATATTTAAATTATTAGCCACCGGCATCTGCCGGTGGTTTTTTTATACTCCTCGCGCGTGAAAATCGGAAAATGACTTTCAGCTTTGAGCCTGGGCAAACCGTTAACTTTCGGTGGCTGTGCCGTGCGACAGGCTCACATCTAAAAGGAAAATCAAATGCAGGTCACTATTGATGGTGTCCCGTATGCACCCGCCTGCGCAATTTCATCGCGGATTGGCATTGCAATAACGACACACCAGCGCGCCGACGTTCTTGAACGAGCACTCGAACAGCACATGAAGCATCTTCCCGCTGGTGCGCTGGTGGTGGTTGTCGATGATGGTTCAAAACCTGCAGCGGTAGTGCCAGACGGTGTGCAGTTGCTTCGCAATGAAACATCACTCGGCATTGTTGCCTCGAAGAACGCCAGCCTTTCAGCTCTGATGGATGCCGGGTGCGAGCATCTATTCCTGTGGGATGATGACGCCTGGCCCATTGCTGATAACTGGCACCAGCCTTACATCGATTCACCAGAGCCGCACCTGGCTTATCAGTTTCTCGATCTGGCTGGGCCGAGAAAAATTAACGATATGACCGTTCTGTACCGGGATGATAAGCACATTGCTTACACCGGGCAGCGCGGAGTGATGCTGTACTACCACCGCAATGCTATTGAGAAGGTTGGCGGGTTCGATACGGTGTATGGCCGAGGCATGTATGAGCACCCTGATCTGGCGCTTCGGATTTATAACGCTGGCTTAACGTCCTGGGCGTTTGCTGATGTGGTTGGCTCTGAAAAGCTGATTCATTCGATGGATGAATACGAAGAAGGCGCTCGCAGCATACCGAGGCCAGAACGTGAAGCGCTCGATAAAAAGAACGCTGTGATTTACGGGCAGCGCCGGGATTCAGGATATACAGGCTATGCCGAGTATCGATCTCAGCGCGACGTGGTTATCACAACGTTGCTTACCAGCCAGCCAGACCCGCAGCGCGGTACGAAAATGGCGGCGGCACATGACATGCTGGCTAAATGGGCCTCATCGCTCCGGAATTGTGGCCGTATCGCGCTGGTGGATGAACTGCAGACGGCACCGGCAGACGTTGAGCTGTACCGCGTTCCTGACGTGAAGATGAATGTCTACTTCCGGCGCTGGCTGCACATCTGGCAGCACCTGCGCGATCATCCTGAATATCGGTTTGTCTGGTGTACCGATGGTACCGATGTCGAAATGCTTCGCGCGCCGTGGGAAGAAATGCAGCCCGGGACTGTTTACGTCGGTTCTGAACCGAAGACCTACGCCGATACCTGGGCAAAGCAGAATCATCCTGAGCGTATCTATCAGGAGTTCATCGAAGCGCACCGCAATAATGTGATGCTTAACGCTGGCCTGCTGGGTGGAAACCGCGCTGATGTGATGGCGTTCGCTCACGGCATCATCCGTCTTTACTACCGGATCGAGAGTTATCGTTTCTGGAAGAAAGAACAGGCTGGCGCCGCGGTGGGTGACATGCTGGCATTCGGTATTGTCGCGCAGTCATTCGCTGACAGGCTGGTCACCGGACCTCTGGTTCATACCGTTTTCAAAACTGATGGAATCGGTGGGGAGGCTACATGGTGGAAACACAAGTGAAGTTTGCGGTTATCGGACACCATTCCCGATATAAGCAGGCATCGCGTCTTGCTGGACTTCTCGGAGATGTACTGCTGATTGATAGCGGAGACCATGGAGCAAACTGGAATCATCGCCGTGCGCTTGAATGGGCTTCATGGCAGGATTGCCGGGTAGTGATAATCGAAGATGACGCATTGCCTGTTCCAGATTTTATTGAGCTGGTTAGCGAATGGCTTAACCGCTTCCCGGAATCGCTGGTGAGTTTCTACCTGGGTACGGGGCGACCGCCTCAGTATCAAATGCAGATAGCTGAGCGGCTGATTGTTGCTGATAAGACTCAGGCTGATTACATCACGCTGCAGCGGCTTATACACGGCGTTTGTTATAGCGTACCCCCTCAGAATATTGAACGAGTCCTTTCTCGATGGGACAGCAGCAAGCCCGCTGATTATGCCGTTGGTGATGCCTATGGCGGCGCTGTGGTTTATCCGTGTTACTCTCTGGTGGACCATGCTGACGGCGAACCGGTTGAGCGTCACCCTGACTCAGCGCCACGCACAGAACGCCGCAGGGCATGGAGGTTAGCCTAATGCCTGCGTTAATACCGAGAGCATGCCGCAAGCGTGGCTGCCCTGGCACAACCACAGACCGCTCAGGCTATTGTCCCATGCACCTAAACGAAGGCTGGCAGCAGCATCAGCGAGGGCAGAGCAGGCATCAGCGAGGTTATGGCAGTAAGTGGGACAGGCTGCGCCCAATCGTTCTCGACAGAGATAAGCACCTTTGTCAGGAATGCCTGCGAAATGGAAGGTATACACCCGCTGAGACGGTGGACCACATCACCGCCAAAGCAAATGGGGGGACCGATGACCTGTCCAACCTCGAAAGCCTCTGCAAGCCCTGCCACAGGGCGAAGACAGCGGTCGAAAGACTCAAATGACAT